TCGTGGAAGGAGATGCTTTGGTTAACGGCAGAAAAAACGCGGGGCCCATCCTCCCGCGTAAAAAGGCCGCAGGCGTTGTGCGCGCTGCCGGTCAAATGTCATACAAGCCACTTCTTTACTTTGCGCCAGCCCTCCACGCCGTAGCGCAGAGCTGCCATTGCATCATCCATCACCGGCACAGGCTCGTCTAAATATTCGCCGGTTCTTTCGTCCTTTTTCCACTTCCATTGCTGCATCTCTTTTATGGTGTTCACGCAATGAGGATGGACATATATCGTGCGCTGCTTTAGCCAGTCAATTTGTGCGTTTACGCTTCCTTTGCTGCCGCCCTTATCCACAGGCCGCGCCCGGAATCCCGCCTTCGTCCATTCTTTTATCCTGTCCGGTTCGGCCGAATCGCACCACATTGTGCGCCTTGCCGGGATCGCGTGCTTTATCGCCTCTTGAATGATCTCCGACGTGTCTTTTTCGTGCAGATAGATTTCATCAATGATATATATATTGTCATCCTTTATTCCCAGCAGCAGCATGGCGTTTGCATGGTTGAATCCAAAGTCCTGCCCGATTGCTATATCGTCGTAGTCGTTCAGGTTTTGCGATATATCTTTTATCTCCCAATTGTGCAGGATAAGGCCCCCGATTTCGCCCCATTCCCCAGCGCCATAGATCAACCAGCCTTCATAGTCAACGAGCTTTCTACGCTCCATACGGGCGCGGTATGCGTCATCCACAAAGCGATTCATCAAGTAGGTTGAATGGTGACAGAGCACGTTCGGGTCTGGCATATCAAAAAAGACCTTCTTAATCCAGTGTGATTTATTCACAGGATTGAAGGTCATTCGAATTTGATAAAACTGCCCATCCGGAAGCACGCCGCGCAGACGGTCGTCGATGATCTCAACATCAGCCTGCGTAAACTCTGTCGCTTCTTCCAACCATACATCCGTCAGCTTGCCGCGCTGGAAAGTGATTGACTTTAGCTTTTCGCGCTGCTTGTCATCGTTCATGCCGCGAAAGATGATCTTATTCCCATTCACTTTGCAAGTGATCTGCAGCGGGCTTTTGTTTATCGTCCAATATTGCTCAGCTTTATCGCCGAACATTCGATAGATAGCGCCCGTAAGCTCCGCAAAAGTGCTGTCACGATTCGTTATATCCGATTTGCGCATTGCTACCAGATTCCGGCCTTTGTCCTGCATCAAGCGGATTATATAGTTTTGCGCAGTATCAACGCTTTTCCCGCTGCCCGCGCTGCCCTTCATCACGATATAGCGCAGCTTGCTTTCGTTGACTTCACGGAAGCAGGGATTCGCTTGAATGTTTATCTTCATTCAGCATCACCAGTGCCGTAATCAACAGTGATTGAAAGCTCCATATCCACATCCTGCTCGATGCGGTCAGTATACAAGCCATAGCGCTTGCCTAGCAATTCCGCAGCCTTTAGTCTTTCCTTTTCATCCGGTGGCTTTTCTATAACGTGATCTGCGCCCGTTTCTTCTCTTGCCAGCACGCTTGCAACGCTCTTTCCGCGCATAACCGATGTCAGGTATCGCAGTACTTCGTCTTGATCTGCAATCAGCTCGGATTCTTTTTCTGACATTCTTTCGGCCAAATATGCCTTAATTACTGGTTTTGACAGGTTTTCAGTCCCGATTCGGTTTGCTGTTTTTCCCGAATATCCTGCCCGAATAGCGGCCTGCGTCGCATTCAGATCGATCAGATATTCGTCACAAAAGCGTTGCTGTTTTGCCGTCATTTTCGCCATCCTGCCACACCGCCTTCCTATTTCTTTAATCGTTCCAAATCTGCCCACCGGAAATCATTCTCGAAATTCTCTTTTATGTTGCTGATTTTGCCTTTGTAGAACACAAGCACATTTTGATGCACTTTTACCACTTTACGCCGTGCAGAGAATACCGCGCCTGCCCGCATCGGTGCCGTGCCGTACTGTTCAAGCAAAATATGCTCATTATAGAGGCAAAGCCCCTGTTCCATGAATAGGCGCTTCGTCGTGCTTATAAAGTCCCTGTATGCGCCTTTGCTGTCGCGTATATCGCCAACCACAAAAACCGCAAAGCGATCTTCTTTCAACTTTCTGCAAGCAACCGCAATAATGGTGCCGTATGCTTCCAGAAAATCGGAATAGCTCATATTGGAAAGATCAAGCGGATGATCGCTGTATTTTTCAAGATTGTGGTACGGCGGACACGAAAAAACCAGTTCGGCGCTGCCGTCTGGTATGTATTGATCTGCATTCCTGCTATCGTCGCAGTGCCACGCCGGACACACGCCCAGCTTGTCTGCGTTTAATTGGTTTGCGTCCACTTGCCGCTGTGATAGGTCAATCCCGATATAATGCCGCCCCAGCATTTCCGCAACAATGCCGCGCACGCTGCCGCCCGCGAACGGGTCAAAGACTATGCCGTCTTTAGGGCAATACCAGTTATAGATGATCTCGCACAGCACCGGATCAAAAATGCTCGTGCCGTTCAGCTTCATTCCGCGCTTTTCTGCGAGCTGTTTCAATCCGCCGCCCAGCAATTCATCATCGCGGCCCACTTCACTTTGCAGGCCGACCGCCTTCCATTCCTGTTTTCGTTTTTGCCAGCATCCTTGCTTTGTGTCATAGACCGAAAACGGTGGGGCATAGGAAGCGTTCTCGCAGCTTGCCCATGTAACCACTCCTTTGTAAGCAAAAAGCCCGCAGCACATCCGCCACGGGCTTTCATGTATTATTGAACGTTCGGGCTTCGCCCATTATAACTATACTACTTTCTATTGGACATTGCTTGACAACTTCGGGTATTCGCGGACAACTTTGGACAAAAACCGCTAATTTGTGGACATTTCCCCAGCGTCAAGAATCCGCTGCACGTTTTTCCGAGCCTGACCGCGCTTTGCCTTTGCCCAGTTATACGAACGGTCGTATATATCTGCAATCTCATTTAGTGTGAGATACTTCGTGCGCTTGTCCGGCCTTGACTTATCCACAACGCCTACATACATCTTGTGGAGAACATCATATTCGATTGAATCAAGCTGCTCGATCACTCTCGTTACATCGCGTTTTTTCTCGATCAGCTCATCTATATATGCGTCAATCTCGCGGTCGATGTCAATACAGCGGTCGATTGCATTTGCCATCTGCTGCTTGCTTCCGGAGCTCTGTACGCGCACTCCCGTATCCGGTGCACCTGCCGCCGTAGTGGATAGAGCCATAGCACGGAACTGCTCGCGCTCTTCCATCTTGTTTTCTATCTTTTTTTCCAGCGTGCGGAGCTGGAAGAGAAAATCATTTGCTCGCAATCTTACCACCGTCCTATCAAAAGTAATGCTTACCGGTCTTGCGGTCACGCAGCTCAATCCGATTCATCAGATCGTAGCCCGCCTTGTCAATGATATAACGCAGTGTCCGTATAAGCTCCATCTGCCTTTGCTTGTCCGCGTCCCATCCCTGTTCGCGCTGTATGTTTACCAGCGCAGCATGTGCCGTGGGGTCAAGCGCGCCGGACGGATTCCTGATCGGCACGCCGCCCCTTCTTTCGTTCATTTTTTATCACCTTCTTTCGTGTCTGCATAGCGCCAGAAGAATCCACCCGTGGTTTTGTACTTTCCGCGCAGCACGCATCCGATAGACCATGTTTCCCTCCCATTTTGCCGCGCCGCTTCTGCGATTGATTCATAGACCGTTTCTTCGCCCGTTACAGGATCAATGCGGACAACCGCGCGCCGCTTGTCTGCGCCATGCACCCACGGATTCAGCGCTCCATACCGGAAGATGTAAGGATGACGCGGCTTTTTCGTCTTTCCGGTGATGCATCTTATGATTGTTGGGCGGCACATTCCCAACGCACGCGCCGCCGCTTCTGCGCACGGATAAACGCTTTTCTCGCCCGTCCGCTTGCTTATGACTATTATCTCCCTTGCTACGTTTGCGCCCATACTACGCCCCTTCCTGCGCATTGTCGGCGTATCGCCAAGTGTAACCAGTGCGCGTTGCTCTTGCGCAGCCTTTTACCTGTCCATATATGGTCGATTCACTCACAAAAGACGCGTCCGCCGATGCTCTTATGCTTTTGAAGTAGACTTCCTCGCCCGTCTGCGTATCCGTGCGGATAACCGGCTTGCAGTGCGGCGAGCTGTGATCTGCCAAATCGCTGTGATCTTCCTTGTATGTCCAGTGCCCATCCTTCACGGTGATAAGACCGGAATAAAAGGCCTGATAGAGCTTGTATGCGCTCGCGCCCGTCATCTTCGCTGCGGCCTGAATTGAGGCCACATGATATTCCTCGCCAGTCTTTGTGTCTTTTACCAAGATCGGAATGGCCATGCTCAATACCTCTTTCCGTGCTTATAGGGTCGCCCTTTGTTGTATTCGTGTTTAATCCGGACAATGCCCTCAATGTCAAGTCCCATGCTTCCAGCCCAGTCCAGAATGCGAATCAAGCAATCTGCCATTTCCACGGCGATTCCTTCCGGTTTTGCGCCCTCCGGCATATCTTCCGGGCCGTTTACATGGCGTTCGCCTTCGTAGTCATGCGCCCAAATCATCGGACGGCAGGCGCGATCTTCTTCTAAAGCTTCTGAAAGCTCACTATGACACAATGCCACGATTTCCGCAAAGCTTCTCCGATCATCCCACCATCCGTGCTTGAGTGCATTGTCATGAATTTCTTTTGCCCACTCATTAAGATTCATATGCAAATTCCTCCGCAAGTCTAAAAATGTATCCCGTGTGCGTACCTTTGTGTCTTCCAATTATTTGATTTCTCACGGCGACATAAGTTACGTCAGACGCTTCCGCCGCATCTTTAGCTGTTGGAAAGACGGTCTTTTCTCCCGTCAGAACATTATATCTGATGGTTTGAGCATATTTTACATTTTTGTGCTTTATGCGATCAGCCGTTTTGTCGCGTTCAAACTTCCAATTCCTAATCACATAAGCCTCCATTTCTTGCAAACGCCTTCCAACGT